AAAACCTTGCAAACACGCTTGTCGCAAGCGATTACAAAGACCCGCCGACCGTGAATTCTCCGGAATACATAGTCCGCAGGCTTACTCCAACGGAGTGCGCCCGTTTGCAGGGATTTCCCGACTGGTGGTGCGCAGATCTCGGAACGGACGAGCCGACAGATGAAGAACTACGGTTCTGGAAAGAGGTCTTTGAAACTCATCGTATAATCGTTGGCAGCGCAGTCAAACCGAAGTCCGAAAAGCAGATCCGCGCATGGCTGAAAAATCCCCACAGCGACTCTGCCGAGTACAAGCTGTGGGGAAATGGTGTTGCTCTGCCGTGTGTTTACTTTGTCCTTTCAGGGATTGTATGGGTCAGTTCTTGCTCGAATTAGCGTTGCCCGGCTCATCGCCAAGCACGATTTTTCCGTGCTTTTCTTCAAACTTTTCTATACACTCACGAATCAGAACGATGATTTGCCCATTTGCGGAACGAGCCTCATAATCGGCAACGTAATGCAGTTTGTCGAGCATTTCATCGTCAATTCTGATGGATAAACTCTTGATAGCCATAAAACTCCTCCTGTTTATATCCGATATATGTTTATTTTAACATCATAATGTGCTATAATGTATGAAGTGAGTTCAAAGTGCGTTCATAATGCGTTTATAAGGAGGGCAACATGAAAGTAGCTGTAATTGGTTCAAGAGGGCTGAGCGTGAGTGATTTAGGCAGATATCTCCCCGAAAATACCACGGAAATCGTGTCCGGCGGCGCAAAAGGGGTCGATACTTCGGCGAAGGAGTATGCTAAAAGCAACGGAATCAAGCTGACGGAGTTTCTGCCGGAATACACAAGGTTCGGCAGGAGCGCTCCACTGAAACGGAGTATCTCCATAATCGAGTACGCGGACATTGTGCTTGCTTTCTGGGACGGGAAATCGAGAGGAACGAAGTTCGTTATTGACAACTGCCACAGGTTTGGTGTCGAGGTCAGAGTTTACATTATGGACTAATAGTTAAGCCGTACATTGTGCATTACGCAGAATGTGCGGCTTTCTGTTAAAATCCGTTGACTTATCCCTGTAATCGAGTAAAATGTGTAGTACCGAAAGGAAACAGGAGGTACATACAATGACAATTTACTACAACGCGCAGGACAGAAAACCGCTTGTAAAGGCAATCGGCGAGTTCACGGGAGCGGACGCAGTTTACATGAGGACACCGACCTACGCATACCAAATCGACTATTTCACTGTGACCCGTGAGGGCAACCTCGAATTTGACGACAGAGCCGACAGCGAGAAAATCGAGAAACTGCTTGAGTTCCTTTCGGAGCGTGGTTTTACTGCCGACACTGCCGCAAATACGGCGCAGGAACTCACAAGCGAAGAATTATCCGCAGCCGCCGACAACGCCGTACACGGCGAACCTGTGGGGCTCACGGTGGAAATTCCGCTTGAAAACACAGCGGTCGGAAACCTCACCAAGCTGCTTGACGCGAAAGGCAGACTTATCCGCAGAGCCTTAGCGGTGGAGAGCCTGCCGATTGAGGTCACGGACAGCACGGTGAGGTTTCCCTGGTTCGCAGACTGCAGCGCTGACGAATGTAAGGCTTACACGCATTTCATTTCGGCGCTCTGCGAACTCGCCGCCAATGCAAAGCGAGTAACGGCCAAAGAAAAGGAAACAGACAACGACAAGTACGCATTCCGCTGCTTTCTCCTGCGGCTGGGGTTCATCGGTTCGGAGTACAAGACCGAGCGGAAGATACTGCTGAGAAATCTCACAGGCTCATCGGCTTTCAGAAATGGAGGTGCTGCAAATGAAGTTTCCGAGTAAAGCAACAATCGAACAGTACCGCAGAGAATACCCTGTCGGCTGCCGTGTGGAACTGGTTTCAATGGACGATTTCCAGGCGCCGCCGACAGGTACTCGCGGCACGGTTAAAGGTGTTGACGACGCAGGAAATCTGCTTGTCCGCTGGGATAACGGCTCCGGGCTGAATGCTGTTCTCGGTGTTGATGTAGTTCGCAAAATCCATGGCTGATATACACAATTTCTGCGTGTGTATTTCGTTCAATATATTGTGGCAAAACCGCTTGCTATATACTGCTTTTAGAGTTAATATGTGTGTACCGCAAGGGAAACAAAGCAAACGGAGGATACAAAAATGAACGAGAAAACCACCAAGCAGATTGAAGAAATGATGAACCAGACCATAGGGGTCGAGGTTGAAATGAATAACATTACAAGAACAAAAGCCGCGCAGCTTGCCGCCGAGTTTTTCGGCACTCGCCGCCATGAGAACACCGCAGGCCGCAACGGTTACGATACCTACTCCGCATGGGACGGCGAGGGTCGCGAGTGGAAGTTCCAGAAGGACGTCAGCATTCACGGACCGGACAGCGAAAAGTGCGAACTGGTAACCCCGATACTCACCTACGCAGACATGGAAACCCTGCAGGAGCTTATCCGCAGACTTCGGAAAGCGGGTGCAAAGAGCGATGCGACAAGGGGCTGCGGAGTACACATTCACATTGGCGCAAAAGGTCACACACCGCAGACTTTGCGAAACCTCGCAAACATTATGGCAAGCCATGAAAGCCTGCTTGCAAGCGCCTTGAACCTCGACAGAAACCGCATGAACCGCTACTGCCGCACGGTCAGCAAGGATTTCCTGGTGGAACTCAACCGCAAGAAGCCCAAAACCATGGCGGCGCTTGCGGACACCTGGTACGGCAGTCAGAACGCGGATTACGGTAGGTCGGCGCACTACAACGAAAGTCGCTACCATATGCTGAACCTCCACGCCACATTCACCAAAGGCACAATCGAGTTTCGGCTCTTTCAGTTTGACGCGCCCTCGGGCGACAAGAAAAACGGACTTCACGCAGGTCAGCTGAAAAGCTACATTCAGCTTTGCCTGGCTCTCAGCCAGCTTGCAAAGCAGGTCAAAACTGCAAGTGCAAACCCTCAGCAGACTGAAAACCCCAAGTACGCAATGCGGACTTGGTTACTGCGGCTCGGCTTCATCGGTGACGAGTTCAAGACCGCAAGGGAACTTTACACCAAGCGGCTTGAGGGCGATACGGCTTTCCGCAACGGCAGACCTCAGTAAAGCAGGAATCAGCTTCCTGCCCCCAACTCCCC